GACTAAAAAATTGTGGCGAATTGATGTTGCGTGGAATTCAATTCCATCCTAAGAGTCCTTATTACTCTGTGTGTGCAGATGTAGTAGTTAATAATCCACCTGGCCATACTCATCCACACGTCCATAAGATCGAAGCACCTGTGGTTACTGAAGCTACTGGGACGGCAGAAGATCTAAAAGAAATATCTATCCCTTAGGTTTTTTCTTAGGCATTTTGAAAGGAGGCAATCCTTTCTTCTCACGATACTTATTAGTTTGGAGCTCATTCTGAGATAACTTAGGGGGCTCCTTTCCTATTGCCTTTTTAATCTTTTTAATTATCTGTTTGACTATAGGTTTTACCAGTTTCAACAGGAAGGGTGTTGCAGCAGCAGTTGCAGTTGCCACAACAGCGATTGATGCAGTGGTTGTGACCTGTCCTGCTGAGGGTATTGCCTTAATAATCTGATCAGGTATTGCTAATTCTTCTTTGATCGGAATACATTCTTGACCGACCAATCTATATTCAACAATCTTCTTCTTACCAGCGTCTACTAGGGTCCCTACAGGTTCTTTTAGTTGCTGTGCCTCTGTAGGACAGTCTGGTGTTTCAGCGGTAACTGGCTTGATCTCAGGTGCCTTTACCTCAGGTGATGTTGGTGCTTCAGGTGTCTTAATAGGTGGGACTTCAGCACTATATTCAAACTTCAGCTCGTCCTTATCATAATTCATAGGATTGAACGATGGGACACCACCATCACACAGGGTGATAGTGCCATTCTCATCGTCTATACCAATTTTTTTACTCTTATTGTTTACCTCGTGCGCTTCAACACAGCCAGGGATATTGACAACTGGTACACCAATATCCACAGTGACTGGTGCTGATGGGGGAATTGCTTGAGGTGCTTCAGTAAGAGCTGTAGGGATAGGCAGGACATTAATATTGTCCACGCCTATCGGTTTGATCTCCATTAGAAGGGGATAGCGCCACCAGTGATAGCGCCACCAGCTGCACCTGCAGGTGCACTAGGAATTGCCCCACCAGTTACATCAGGCAATTCAGGCATCGCACCACTTACCAATCCAGGTAGTGCTCCAGTAACAGCATCCATCACTGCTTCTGTAACCCTTTCCCTAGCACTCTCTGCAAGTGCTTCTCTATTAAGGTAAACGTAAGCACCACCGCCTACGATACCTGCTGTGCCAACAAATGATAGCACTGCTAAAACATTAATCAGTTTTTGCATCTTTCTTTTCCTCTTTAGGTTTATCATCGTCGCGCTTCTTAGCTGCTTGGACCCCAAAAGTAGCTAGCGTTCCTGTAAACACGCTGGCTATAAAAGTTGGATCAATCTGCTTCTGTTGTAAGCCAGGAATAGTTACATAATTAAGTGTAAGAATTGCTGCAGACCACGAAAGAATAACGACTCGCACCAATGCGGACAGACCTTCATCTGCCCAATCAAATTTATCCTTTTTGGCTTCAACCTTTTTAGGGGAAGATTCCATGGGAAAATTAATATGGCAGAGCTATTTAGCTCTCTGGTGCTGCCACCTTTTTCTTGCCGATATTATACTTACTTTCTAGCGTCCACTCGCCTTTATCCTTAAATGAAAGCACTTTGATCTGATTAAGGGGAGCAAGATCTAGCTCACCTTCTGTAACAACAGAGATCAAACCCCAATCACTAAGGAGTTTTGCAATACGATTA